CTTTTTTTTTCTTAAAAATTTTTGGACAGAGTAGGTGGTCACCCAAGTTACCCACATTGACTTAGCCCTACTCCCGTATGTCTTTAGACCGGGTGACTTGGTGGGTGACTTTGGGTGACTTTGCTTCAAGTCCCCTAATGTTTCCTGAACGTTACCTGAAATTCGGGGTCAAAATGGGTAATTTGGGTAACTTGGGTGAGGTGTTTTTTTTAGGTCACCCAAAGTCACCTAACCACAAAACGAACAAAAAAAATGTTCATTTGGTGTTACACCACCACGTTCCATGAAGGCATCTTCGGAGGTCTGTACGCGGATAAGAGCACCGCGTCCGCAAGATCGGGGGACGCGCCGGCCACGGCCTTGAAGTCCGACTTCGACTCGACCGCACGCCTGCCCTGCGCATCCAGCTTCCAGCCACGACCCGTCAGTTCGGCACACAAATCCTCAAGCTGAGGCATCGACGCATTCAAGTTCAATTCATGTCTGGAAATCGAACCGGCGAAATTGAACCACATCTCACTGTTCGCATTCGGATACTTGCGCGGTTCAACGGCCTTCTGCGCGAAGTTCACACCCACCACAGGCACGCCCCACTCGCGCAACAGGTCGGTTACTCCGCCACCCACACCGGTATCGTCCACATGTACGGCGGTCGCGTTCACCTCCACCGCATACGCCTTCACGCGCCGCGCCGTCTCCGGTATCGACGCATGACGCCACGAGTCCACACGCCACACGACATTCCCCCAACAATCGGCCATCGCTGTACGATCGTTGCCATACCGGGCGATATCCACGCCAAGCACATGCGAGGCGTTGTAAGGCGTCGTGTCCGTCAACGCGGCGTCCAGCTCGGTACGGCTTATGATCTGGTTGTTCGTCGTGTTGTACGGACGGCCAAGCCATGTGTGTGCGAACTCGGGTGAGCCTTCCGCAGCCTCTACCTGAAGACGAATCGTGTCGTTCAACAAGCCGACAGCCTCCATGTCCTTGTACGTCGTATGACAGTAGTAGGTCATCGCCTTGTCGCCCGGCGTTGGACTGGACACGAACCGGCGCATCACAGGGTCATCCTCGGTCAGCGGGTTCCAGGTGAAGATAAGATACGACCCTTCCTTGCGGATGGTCGGTATAAGCGTCTCCAATGAGGGTTCCGTGATGGTCTGCGCCTCCTCCACCCAACAAACGTCCACGCCTTCAGTGCTCTTGATGGTCTGCTCGTTGTTGTGCAAACCCTTGAACATGATTACGCTACCGTTATCATGCCGAATCTCGTCACGGGTCACGGTGAACCCGACCAGCCCGTACCCGTCGATAAGATCCACGAGAAGCCGTTGCACGGATTCCGTGATACTGTTCTGGAACTCACGGGCGCATAGGACACGGGTGCATGTCATCGAGCAACGTAGCAGAATGCTTATCGCGGCCGTCGTGGACTTGCCGGACGAACGACCACCGCTCAACGCATAATACCGGTACGGCGATGTTTCCTCGCCTTGCAGATACCAGAACAAAGGACGAAACGGTTTCGGCACTTTCAGACGCTTCTCCATATTGGCCTCCAGAGAATGTTGAAGCCCGCCGTCCAGCGGCCTTAAGCCAAGGCTGGAAGGCGGGCTTTCCTACCATCGATTCTAGTCGAGCAACAGCCGAACCAGATCATCCAACGTCATGCAAACGAGTTGTTCGCCCATTCGATCCGGTGTCATGCCGATACCACGACGTTTGACCACGGCCACGCCGCACAAGGCACCGTAATGCCCGGCCTCCGTTTTGGCTTCGCGTAGGTATTGCGGTATGCGTAGCGTGGACTCGTTCTTGCATTCCACGGCGACAAGGCTACCTGCCCTCGTATGGACGTTTCCCACGTCGCCCCTATCCTTGGAGCCACCCATAGGTATACGTTCCACAGCGGGCTGATTCAGGGCCTTTTTGAGGTAATCCACTGTCGCCTGTTCAAAACTACTCCCCGCACGCTTCGCGGATGTACGGTTTCTGGACATTCCTGCGCTCCGTTTCCTTCACATGATCCAGCATGTTGAAATAGCCGTAATACGTGTTGCCGCATGAACACGTGTAGGCGATGGTGTCTCCGAACACCTGTTCATGGTCGATGTGATGCCCCATTGTCCTACTGCCTTTCGAATATCCGCAAGCCGCATGTGCGGCCATCCTTCACCCTCAAGGTCAGGACGCCTGGATTGCTGTACTCGCCGTTCGAACGGGTCAACCAGTCAGAACCGCATTCCAAGGCTGGACACCCGTATATGACGCGCCCACGGCTTTCCTGCACGGTCAGATGGTGGAAGTGGCCGTGTATGACGGTCGTGGCGTCACGATAGATCGTGTCACGGATGCCGCCAGCCTGTTGCGCCACCCAATCTCCCAGCTTCGTGACCTTCTTCGCGTAATGGCCGTGAAGCATGGCGATATGAGCGCCCTCCACCTCCAAAGCGAGACCATGCGCCAACGGCTGTTCGGTCAACACCGTGACACGCTCCCTGAAACCACCATCCAACAGTTCGATGGCGTCACCGATGGTCTTGATCAGAGCCACACCCCAATCGCCTACACCGTTCACCTGACCATTCGCCAAACGTTCCTCGCCATGATTGGAGCGGACGCCTGCCAACGTGAGATGAGCGCATAATGGTGCGAGCGTGGTCACGTATTCCATAAGGATACGCCCTGCCACACGCAATTGTTCGGATTGCGGCAAATCGTTCGTGCTCGCCTGGGACGTGGACGTGTGATTGTTCGTGCCCTCGCAAATGTCCCCGAGATCAGCCACAACGATTTCACGCGGGCGCTCACGCTCGCACAACGCCTTCAATTGTCCAAGAATGTTCTCGCACCGTTCGACAAGCTCCATCGTCCCACCGTGCGCTTCACCCGCTTTGCCGGTCTGCATGTCAGCCAGACAGACGATAAGCGGCAGACCCTCGCACGGAGCATCATGCACCGGCTCCACGCCCTTGAACGGCGCGGCCAGCCAAGCGGCCACCGCATCATCCTTGTTCCGCTTATGAAAACCGAAGTAGATGCTGCGCTTGTCATCATCGTCGGTATGACACCAGATTTTCTTCGACCCGGCATCCAGACACCATTCGGCCGGATCCAATCCAGCCAAGCGCAACAGGTCATCATCGTTCCCGATAAGCGACGTGGACACGAGGCCAGTCGCGGCGGTTCCGTTGGTCGCGCCCATCTCCACGTGCGGCCGGTATTCCGGCTTCAGACGATTGTTCGCCTCACGGGTCGCATCATTCTTCAACTGCGACCGGAGATCCTCAAGACTCATGGACGGCCCCTTCCAAACGACGCCTGAGACTACGCAACGACCCGTCCGTCGTGTCCAATCCGTTCGCCTTCAACACGCGCAACAGGCTGGACACCGAATAGGACGGGTCGATAATCAGCGACGTGAATTCCTCCCACGCGATATCGTTCGACTCACACCACCGACGATACCTGAAGTCGGCATCCGTGCGGGCCATGTCATCCTCAACCTGGGCTTTCAATGCTTCGAAGTCAATCATTTCTCAATCTCCCTACTGTCATCCGGGAACTCGACCGTGATCTGAGGCGGGGCTGCAACCGATACGGCCTGTTCCACCGCCTGCAACGGCCGCCCGTCGATACGGTCGGACAGTTTCTCGATGGCGTCGATACGCGCCTTGCCTTCCAGCATCATCGCATCCTTGATGGCGGTCAGAGCCATCATCTGCGCCGTGGTCAACCCGTCTTTCCTGGACTCTTCATCCAACTGTGCGGCGGTCATGCGAAAATATCTGCGCAACTGTTCCGGGTATGAGTCGGCCGGGTTCCAACGACCGGTGCGGTTGATCGTCCACGGCCTGTCGCCAAAACCGCCCTTGCCTGTGGGATTGGCATTGTATTTCTGCTGATGCTTGCTTTTGACCGGCATACGTTCCTCCAATCAGATAAGCCGTCCATTCTCTAGGATACTTGGAGAATGGACGGCATGGACGTTTACTCTTCGGCGGCGAGACGCTGCCAGTCAACACCGGACAGTCTCAGCGTCCGCAACGCCTCCAGTCCGGCTTCCAACGCTTTGATTTTGTCGGACGGCAAGTCTGCCAGCGGGTTCGTGGATGCTATCAGCGGGAACCCGTCAAGCTCCAGCTTCACGTCATCCCAATCCCATGTCGTACCTTCGGCCGGGAATGGTACCGGGATCCACTCGTGCGGTCGTAGCTGAATGAACCGGTGTCCTGTGACTGTGTAGTATTCACCGAGATCTGTCGGCTCGTTTTCGCACGCGGTGTCCACGATGCTGAGGGCGTGCGCGGCCGTGATGTTCAGTGCGGCCCGCAGTGCGTCAAGGGCCATCGTGTAGGTGACTTTGCTTGAGTCGGAAACGTCTTCAGAGCATGGCCGCCAATTGGAAACGTCCACGCCGTCATCCAATCCTTCCCATTCGATTTCGCACAGTGCGGGGAGAGGCGATCCGGGGAATGGCGCATGCGAATCGTCGCCGGTCAGGTGGATACTCTCACGGTCGACACGGTTCGGAATGATGACCGCGAAGACGTTCTGTCCCTGACCGCTTTTCACGCCGTCGTGCATAATCGTCACGGTGCGGATGCCGGTTGGCGAGTCGGTGTCGTAGCACCATGCGAACAGGGTATCGCCTTCAAGGTCGATTCTGTAACATCCAACGTAACCGTCCGGTTCGGCCATGATGCAGATGGCGCGGTCCAGATCGCGGGCATCCTGCTTGTGCTCCCAGTCGAGCGTGTTGTAGGGTTGGTGGAACGTGACGCCGCGATACCGGTCATCCCGTCCTTTGATGGTGAGCGTGCCGTCCTGGTCGATTGTCCAGTTTCCAGCAAATGCGTTCAGATGGAGCGCGTGGTTGGTGTGTGTCATGATGTGGGTTCCTTTCCTATGCTTGACGGGTGTTCTTGTTTTATTTCCTTGGTTTCCTTTTCTGTCCGGGGTGCCGGTGTTTCCATACGCGGCAGGCGTTGGAGCACGTGTCGCGGTGCTGTGCGGTGTCCGGTAGGGGCTTGCCGCATACGCTGCACACGTTGCGGTCTCCCATTGGAAACGCGGCCATGATGGTTTCGAGTTTCACTTGGTTCACCTCCCTTGCTGACTCCAGTGTAACACCTTGTAACGACTTATCCCTGTTTTCTCAACAGTTTCCGGCATTGTTTCAAGTCCATCGTGCCCAATCCCATCGGATAGTAGTAGACGCCGCCCCATACACCGGTAGCATGGGTGCGACGCTTCTTGTCCGGTCTACCCACGCCGTCCCATTCGCCGAACCGGGCGCATTCTGATTTCACCGGGCACGTCTCGCACGTGGATAACGCCACTTCGAGTCCGGCTAGGTCCATCGAGTCGGGTACGAACAGATCTGGGTCGAGGTCACGGCATGCGGCGGAGTGTTGCCAGTCGGTTCTCATAGGTTGCCTCCTAGATACGAGAATATCCCGCCATCCAGTGTACGGGTGACGGGATACATGCCTCTGTAGGCGATTCTTTGGGGCCTCTAACGGGTGTTCCGGTTGAAGCCGGACAATGTGTAGTACTTGGTCGCCAAAAAGTGCTAAGAGCGTCTTTTGTTGGTCTCTATCCTGTTATCACAGATTCCAATTGTCGGGGACGGCCTGCAACACCCAATCAGGGGTGAAGCCCTCACCGTCCTTGCTGTGGGACATGTAGTGGGTTTCCATGTATCGTTCGCGGACTGGCGCGCCGGTGGTCGGGTAGGTGATTTTCTCCACCACGTCCCTGATGCCTTCGCCATCCGCGTCCTTCACCCATCGCCGGTCGAGAAGCTGCCTGAGTTGGATGGACCCGTTCGGCAGCGTGCTTCGGCGTGGGTAGTCCGGCATGGTGCGCATGAACGCTTTCTTGTCCTGTGTCATCGTGGGTTTTCTTTCCTTGGGTTGACGGTTACGAGTGTAACACCTTCACCGTCGTACGCAAACCGCCTTCACGAAGCCGCCAAATAAGGCAATGGGTAACTTGGGTGGGTTACATTGTGGTTCCTACTATATATATATTTTTTCTTGCCAATTTTCCTTGAAAACGTATGGAAGAGAGTGGATGGTTAACCAAGTCACCCGATATGCTCCAACACCTTACATACGTAGGTCTGACCTTGGGTGACTTGGTGGGTAACATTGATGTTCGGGGTGACTTCACATGTCACCCGATTATGTGATGGAATTGTAAAGGGTGACTTGAAGTCACCCGAAGGTGACATCACCCCGCTATCATGGGACATGTCACCCAACCAGAAAGGAACTCACATGAGCACCGAAATCACCACCACCGGCACCAAAGATGCCGCCATGGAAGACAATGACACGTCACGCAAGCCGAAAAAACTCACCGACAGCCAGCTTCTCGACTGGTACGAGGATACGTTTTCGGGGCTTGTGGACGATACGACGGGCGCATTGCTCGCGGTCGCAACGGACCGTTGGATTGCAAGCCCGGTAACCGATAACGCTGAGGGGCTCCTGTATTCACAGGCAGTCAAACTCGGACGCGCCGAAACCGGATACCTGCCCACGCCGAACGCTATCAAGTCCGCCATCGCCGGTTTCAAGGCCGGAAGCGGCGATTGGCCTGTACACCCCATCCCCTACCGCATGACCCGAGTTGGAGACGAAATCTGGGTGGATGGCGGCCAGCCGCGCGAACACGACCGCACGGTGTGGCATATCACCCCCGATATCATCGAGGAACTGGAACGGCCTGCGCAAGGCGTCGTGTTCCGTCGCTCACGTCGCACCGCGCCAATGCCCCGCCCCGACCTCAATGTGGACTGGGAGCGGAGCATGGCGGATTACGTGAAGCTGTTCCCCGGCTTCAACGAAACGCAGGTCAAAATGTCGTGGCTGTGGGACGCCTACTGCTACGCTCATCCCAGCGAGAAAATCCCCATCAAGAACCTGTCCGGCCCGGCCGGATACGGCAAGTCGTCAGTAATGGACACTGATATCCTTCTCGTGGACAACGCGCTCGCCGTCAAGGGTGGCAACCGTGGCGTCCGCCTCCGTGAGAAATGCGATGACGATGACCTTGCCTCCGTGGCAGCGCAAGGCTATCTCGCCGCGTTCGACAACCTCAGCAATGTGGTCGAACACAGCGATTTGCTCACCGCCTTCAGCACGGGCGGCACGCTCGCCAAGAGGCAGCTGTACACGGATACGGAGATGGCAAGCGTCACGATGCTCAAACCAACGATTCTGACCGCCATCACGTTGCGCGGCGTCGGTGCCGATTTGGCCAGCCGGTTCATCGAGATCACCGCCGAACACAAGCCGCCGTACAACGCGAACTGGGAGTCGTGGCGGGACGGTCTCATTCCCGGCATCCTCGGTGGCATGTTGCGGTACGTGCAGATCATGCTCACGTTCGAGAAGACCGTGCCCAACCCGTCCGTGTCCACCCGTGTCGCCGCATTCAGCCACTGGGTGTACGCCTACGACAAGCTTACCGGCGAAGACCTGCTCACCCAGTACGTCGCCAGCACCAAGGAAAGCCAGCTTGACAACGCCGATGCCTCCACCGCCGTGCTTATCATGGTGGACATGGCTCAGGAAGGCGTGTTCACGGAAAACGACACGTGGACCATGGGGGACTTGTTGACCGCCATGAAGAAACGTCAACTTGGCAACATCGACAAGTATGGCGGTAGCTTGCCGAACAGTCCGAAAGGCTTGGGTGACGCCCTCACCCGCAACATGGACGCCCTGCTGTTGTACGGCATCCAGATCGAGAAAACCGGCCGCAAGCTCCACGGCCGTCCGACCCGTCGCATCGTCTACACGGAACCGGTGGACGTTGCCGAACCAGCCATGGACACTGTGCAGGCCATGACCGCCTCACAGTCCGCCTGGGACATCTAAGGTGTTACACTAGGGGTGTGGTCAATCACCCGGCCACACCCCATTCACATAAGGAGATCACAATGCTGTTCACATGCGCCGCGCCCGAATACATGGCCGAAGGCTGGAGGGTCATACCGCTACCACCTAAAGACAAGTTTCCGCCACGCAAAGGCTACACCGGCTACGACGGCAAAGACCCCGACCGTGAGACCGTGCTTCACTGGTTCGAATCCGACATGAAGTGGCGCGGTAATGCGGGCTTCAACTTGGCCGTCGTACTGCCGGAAGACATCATCGCCCTGGACCTTGACGCGCCGGACGGACACCGGGTCAAGGAAGACGGCGTTAAGACCATCGAGGCTCTTGAAAGCGAACTCGGGGCACTTCCGCCGACCGTTACCAGTTGCCACGGCAACCAGGACAATCCGTACCGGCATCGCCTGTACCGGGTACCTGCCGGACTGCACTTCGACGCCGTTGGAGGAGGCGTTGACACGATACAGCACTCGCACCGTTACCTGTGCGCATGGCCTTCCGTCCATCCTTCCGGTGAACGCTACGAATGGTATGCTGCGGACGGTTCGCGCCTCGGTCGCGTTCCAACACGCGCCGACATCGCACCGTTACCGCAAGCGTGGCTGGAGCGCATGAAGACAAAGCCCGTGCCGCCGCGTGAAACGCCGGCCGGGCCCATGCCGCTCCTATCGTCGGATACCGACCGGAACGGCCGTTGCAAGGCCGTACAAACGGTGATGGACAAGTATATAGCCGACCCGACCTATGGGAAGTCCAGCCGTCATGACGGATTCTGCAAGCTCGCCATGGTGTTGGCCGGAATGGAGTCGGAAGGCCATCACGGCGCATGGGATACGGCGCTCGGACTGGGGGACGGGTTCGTGTCCATGGTCTCGCCGGAACGCAAAAGCGAGTCGGTGGCCGCGTCCGAACGTGACGGGATTCTGAAGTCCGCGTGGGACAAGTTCGGCGGCGCGGGCGGCGGAGAGGATCCGTGCGTGACGTACCGGCGTGAGAAGCCGCGCCGCCGGTTCAAGCCAGTTCATACCGGCTCGTTCTAGAAATGTGTGGATAATGTGTCGAAGCCCCGGACTTGGTGTCGGGGCTTTCCCCTACCCGCTATATTGGAAACCGTCAACAGGAAGTTGACACCACCCACAGAAAGGAACCCCACAATGCACATCGCAAGCGGGATCTGGTACGCTGTCGCCGGACCAACCCAGTACCTTCTTGGAAGCGACGAAGTGAAAACCTATGTGAAGGCGGAAACCATGTACAAGGTGGCCGGCGAACGCCTCCAGGGCGAAGTCATCCTTCCAGGCGCGGTACTGCTGTCCGACCCGAAACCATACGCCGGGGACGCCTACCGCATTGAAATCACGCCGTTGAAACCGTTCACCCCGGACCTTTGTTCGGACGGCGAACACCATACGGTCGTACACATGCCATACGGGACGTTCAAGGCCGAAACCGGTGTAGTCATGTCAAGCCCCATCGTTGTCATGGGAGACGGCCTGACCATGGACGCCGCACAGCTCGCCTCTTACTTCAATGCGGACGGAAGCCATAACGACAAGTGGAACGATGAGGTCGGTGAAGACAACATCGACTGGAAGATCTAGCATCCACGTCAAGAAACAGTGAAGCCCGACCGGGGAACCCAATAAAACCGGTCGGGCTTCAGCATTCATCACCCAACGCGAGGGAGGCGTAAGGAGACCGCCTGCAATCTCACGTTCACCGATTATAGCAGAAACGCCGGAAAAAATCCACACAAGGTGTTACACTGGTAAGTGCCAACCCAATAAACATCAAGGAGCAACCCATGTTCACAGACATCATCCAAACCATCACCTACACACTCGACACTAAGGTGCTGCCACCATACGACGCCGACACAGACTGGACCAAGGCGGAAGCATACCGGTACAGCAGCATCGATGGAATCACCGACCATGGTTATATCCAAGGCGACGTGTTCCACGGCGCATGTTTCGGAGACGCACCGGCAAGCGAGGCCATCCGCACCGGACGCACCTATTACGCTCTCGCCGGACACGAAACATACCTACACCCCGACAACCTATGGATCCACGACGAAAACGTGGCGCTCATCGGATACAAGGATGGCGGCATCGAGGTGGACCATCTGGTATTCATCGATATCGGCCTGTACCTCACCGAGCATGAAACCGAAACAGGTATCCTCGACCGGTTCTGCGATCATGAGGGCAAAGTCAACGCCTGCATCGACTGGTACCGGCTATTCAAAGACGATGTCGACTTCCAGCGTTTCATGAAAGGATTCGAACATTGAGCAAGACACGCAAGCCACCGTTACGACTGGTGTTCGACAAATGCCCGACATGTGACCCTGCTTCCAAGGCGTATCTGGACTCCGGCCGCGATTGGGCCATGAAGCACGGCACGTTCGCCATGATCGTACCGCCCGGCTCCAGTTTGAGAGGCGAACTCACCCGTCAGCACAGGCTCCAACCACCGTTCGCCGAATATGACGGCCACGCCGTAAAGGACATGAATCAGCTATGAACCATACGATAAGAAACAGCATCGTCGCCGGGCTTATCGCTGGATATGCCATCACAGTCATACAGGTGTCGGACGGTCCGGCGCATGTCTTCGAAAACGCCCGCGCATGGTGGCGGGAACACATGACAGTCGGACACTTGGACGCGCTAGCCGATTGCGGTTGGTGCGCCGCCCCCTACGTCACATTGCCAGTGTTTCTTGCCGTAACCGTCATCCTAAGAGGCGAACGGCGTAAGGCGGTACAAGCAGTAGGGTACGCCACCGCAACAGCAATAGCGGCGTTCCTACGGCATGAAGCCGACCGGTATTAAAGCCCCCGAAAAAAAGTGAAGCCCCGATCACCACGACCGGGGCTTCATCATATCCGATGGAAGACTATTTGCCTTCCAAAGCATCCTTAGACAGCTGACCGCCAAGCGCCTGATTCACGACCGTGTACACGGTCTGGGAGACGCCCACGACGGCGGCAAGCACGACACCCCAGCCGTTGCCGGAAAATCCACCGGTCGCGGCGATGGCGACGGTACCGAACACGAGGGACACGGCCAGGGACACAAGACCCGTGTATTCGGTCGGAATGTACTTCTTGAACGCCTGCACGAACGCGGGGGTGACAAGAGCCACCAGAGAACCTGCCAGCGTGGTTGCGGCTGTAATATCCATCATGGTTCCTTTCCAAGAAACAGTAGAGGCGTACTCCTGTTACGGGATACGCCTCATATTCTACACGCCGACGCTACCAGTACAGAACCTCACCTGGATAGATCAGAGCGGGGTTGCCGGAACGGTACCCATGGATCAGCGTGTAGCTGATGCCATACCGGGCGGCGATGCCGCTTAGCGTGTCATTGGCACGAACCACATAGGAACGCCCGTAGTTCGGCGCGTTCGACGCCGTGTACGACGGCGCGGCCTGACCACTCAGACGCGCATTCACAATCGCCATCACCTTGTCGTAGTTACCGCCAAGACGCTGCCGACGATACGGGTCGTTGCCATAGTCGCCGCGAATAACGGCGGTGGCGAGCGCGTTGTAATCGACGGACGGTGCGGGGGTGGCAGTAGAACCGCCACCGTAGGTGACGACATCACCCACGTAGTAGCGGTTGATGTCACCGCTTGGCGTATGCCATGCGGACAGGGGCCAAGCATTGTAGGCTACGGCGAGTCCCCAGATGGTCTCACCCCACTGCATGGTGTGGCTGATGCCACCCGTGTTGGGAGTGGGCTGTGGAGTGCTCGGCTGCACGGGCGCTGATGGGGCCGGTGTGGCCGGTGGCGTGGATCCGCCGGTAGGGTTGGCGTACAAATCCCACTGCCATGCCTCGCCACGGAACAGGTCGAGGTCAATGGGACTCCACGTGTTGACCACGCCAGTGCCGGAGTACTGGCGCATGGCCTCACCGTACGCGCCCAGCATCCACGGATTGGCCTGGTAGCCGGTCGGGCTCATGTTAGCGTACTGGGCGATCCACAAACCGTACCGGTCGCGGATGTCCTGCGGGATGGTACCAGCCACAGGGCCGGTGTACAGCAATGGGCGCACACCGCCGCTCAATCGTTCGCATTCCGCCAAGAAGCGGCGTACCCAGTCCCAGTTGCCCCATGCGGGGTTGTCGTCCATCTCCCAGTCGAGCGCCACGATGCCGTGACGCCAATAGTTCGACGTATTCCGCCAGAAGAATTGGGCTTCCGCCTCGGGGTTGCCGCCCATCGCGTAGTGATACAAGCCGAATTTCTTGCCGGATGCCTGCGCCTGGGCGATCATGCGGTTGGCGTCCGTGTTGACGCCGGAGACCAGGCAGTTGTTGTTGACCTGTCCGGTGCCCCATGTGGTGCCTACCACCACAAAGTCCGCCTGCGTGCCGGCGATATCGATGCCGCACTGCCAGTTGGACACGTCGATGCCCTGCATGTCCGCGAACGCCATGGGAGTGAACGTGAACATTGCCAGCACCGCCGCTAGAAACGCCATGAGACGTTTACGAAAACGGGTCATAGTAGAACCTCCAATCAGTATATGGATAATCCAACTATGACCCTAGCAAACTTCCGGCCGATACCCTAAGACCGTGGCTTACTGTTCGGTTTGTCACACAGGTCGCCGAACTCGCCACGGATATCGTCCGGTAAATGCGGTTTCGGGTTCTCTTCGAGAATCGACGTGTCGATACGATCCGTGATCTGCGCCAACCAGTGAAACAGTTTGCGCAGGTATTCGACCGCAAGCATGTAGTGATCCCGGTAGCCTTCCAGTTCACCCACCTGTTGTTCGAGCGTGCTGATACGCTCCTCCAACGGTTTGATAAGGTGTTCCGTCTGCGCAGACACGATGTCGCGCCATTGGTCGGACGTGCTATGCCTCCATGTGACCACGGCTGAGACGATTCCCGCCAGACCGCCCCCGCCGAGTAGGAGCGTCGACCATTGGAACCATTCAGGCATCAGTAATTCACCTCGAACCAGTGCGGGCCTTGCTTGACGGTAAGGCTACTCTGGAGGGTCAGATTAATTTGCCCCCCGCTGTCTATGGAGTCTGAGATATAAGTAGAGGTAAGGTCTTCGACCACAATGCCCTTGCCGTTGAGGAACGAGGCCAGCCTGGTGAGACCTTCTGATCTGAAAGGCTTACCGTTCACCATGCGAAACTCCAATGATATTTTATAGAAGCTGATTGCATCTTCTCTCACATATAAACCGAACCAGATCCCAAATTGATTAACGTAATCATCGGAATCAACGCAGATCGGCTTCGGTGCGATGTTGGAATACGAAGTGCCATTGATACTGACTTTGGACACGCAACCGATTGCCGCGAACAGTTTGGAACCGTCCACCATTTGGATGGTTTTGTCATCATAGGTTACACCACCGAGATTGGACACAGTCGCCGGAGCCAAGGCAAGCTGATTGTCGTGTGCCGTCAAACCTTTGGTGTTGTCGAACATGACGACAGCGCCGTCGTAGGTTTTCGCAAGCGGAACTGAAGAATACGAGGACGGAGTCTCGACCATCCGCAATTCAAGTTCGTTGTTACTAGTGAACATCAAACCGCGCTTACCGGAGGGCAGCTTCACCCTGACGGAGTTTTTACCTCCGTCTTGATCCACTGTGAGTCCCTGTGCCGTTTCAAGCGAGACTACACCGTTGTCAACGTTGAGCCCATCACCCACCTGCAAGATGCCCTTGCTTGTATGAGAACCGTCACCGATCGTCTGCGCTGTCGCCTTCAAGCCGCCCGCCGCGTCGAACTCAAGGCCCGGGTTGTCGGCGCTCAGGTTGACGGCCACGCCAGCATCCGAGGAAACAAGCCCCTTGGTGCGGTCGATAAGCACGCCAGCGCCGGTGGAGTCGTTGCCGTGAATTTTCGCCACGTCGTAATCCCCCTCTACCGGTGGTTCCACGTGTGAGACGCTGAGCGTGCCGGCAGAGTCCACCTCAAGACCAAAACCAGGCTTCACGACACCGACCTTATCGGCGGTAGCCACACCGCCAGTGTCGCCTGCCGGACCTTTGAGACTCAATAGTCTTTGCGAACCGTTGACATGCAGTCCTTCATTGTCATCACGGAAGACAAGAAACACGCTACCATCCGCATCCAGGATGAACGCTTTGTTCGCATAGTTCGTATCAGTGTCCGGCCTTGGCGAGATGTTCCCTGAAGTTTTCGCAATCGAATAGTCGCTGACCGTTGAACTGATGGCGGAGGTGAAGACGAACACAGGGAAACCGTCAACGCCCTGCGGACCGGTAGGCAAGCCCACCTCGACATTGTAATCACCGTCAGCGTTCTTGTTTGAAGTGACGGTGGCCTGCTGTCCAGCCTGAAGCGTGTTTGCCGTAATGGAGGCGATGGAAGCGCCGCGCGGAAGACCTAGATTCATGGTCTTGTTCCACTTGTCGCCAGTCAACTCGAACGTGGGAGCCTCGTTCGGTTTCCGTTCGGTCACGGTTCCGGCCGCGATGTTCGCGCCGTCAACGAGGGACTGCATGTCGTTCTTCACCGTGTTCACACCGTCGATGGCGTGCTGCCCGTTCGTGTTGAACGTGGCGATGGCGGCGTTACCGCGATCCACCATATCCTGAATCTGACCGTCGCCATGATTGATGAGATTGTGCCATTCCTCCAACGGATCCGGGTCAGTACCGTCACCAGCTTTCAGTACGCTTTCGTCAACGATGGCGTTGAAAGTCCGCGAGCACACGATTTCATCCTTCGCAGAACTGCCGGTGCCGGTGGTCTTCTGCACTTCGATAGCCATGGCGGTATGCGATCTGGTGAGGTTCGTGAAGGCGGCACGCGGGACGGTGACTTTGAAACCCCACGTGTCTTCACCGGTCGTGCTTTCGGACACGAATTTGCTCATTGTCTTGTAGCCGCCAGGATAAGCGGTACCGACCTTCGGGTTGAACAATAGACGTGCGGTTAAGGTGACCGAACCGTGTTTGGTCGGGTCATCAATGACCTTGCCATCCTTCAACAGGCGAACCGTGATGGTACGGCCCTCCACGTCGCCGCCGCTCAGCCGGATTTCGGGGATCCAGTCGTTCGCGCCGTCGATATCAATGTCGATGTTGCGGTAATCGTCAAAAGTAGGCATTCCAGCTACCTCCTGAGTCCTTCGAGGAACTTCGTTTTTTCTTCATCAATACTAGCAGTCAGCCAATCCGGTACGCTTGACCGTTCTTCCGTCGAACGCGCCGACATGAGGGCCGTGTAGCCGCCGGTGTGCAGCTTCGGAAGTCCAAGCTGTTCACGTGCCTTGTTCTGTGCCTCCACAAGCGATTCTTCGGGGTATTCCACGGCCGCAAGCAACGAAAACCTAGACTTATCCGTATCCGCTGTAAGGGTGTCTTCAAGAGCCTCATAGAGAGGCGTGAACACGTTATCACCGGTCGCTTCGTCGTATATGTTCGGCGCATTCTCAACGATGGTCGGCATCGCCTTAACGCATTCCTCCACATCCGTGTATCCGAGAAGCAACATATAGGAGGCGATAATGGCCGGGGACGTGAGAACGAACCTGCCTCCACAGGTCGCGCCTGAAGCATTCCTCTCGTTCGGATCGTAGTCAAGCGTGACAAGCACCTGACCGTGGTTCTGTTCATACTTCATAGCCGTTCCTTTCATCAGAGAAGCACGCCAAGCGTATTGAGGCAGAAATTCACGTTGCCATCAGAGAACATCCTGGCGAAATCACCGTACTTGACGTTCAGGTCAGACACGACATTTGGAACGCCTCCAACAGTGCCTGCCTTCCATTGTGCAGTAGTCGGGCTTATCTGCACAGTCTTAGGCGCACTGTTCACCCACACCTTCCAGCCACCGGCACTCGCATTGGAAACCGTAGTATCAAAGAACAGGTTGCCATCCGAGGCGATATGATCGAGCGTAGCCAAAGGCTTGTAACGTCCGCTCTTCGCAGGTTGTGCCGTGACATCAAACTCCATAAACTTGGCGGCGGCTATAGAAACGCCCTCCCAATAGAAGAACTGGAATGTACCAAGGTTCGTCCAATAACCAAGCTTGCCACCTATGTACACGTTTTGCGTGTCGGAGTTAAGCTCGATGCCGAAACTGTTCTGGTTCTTCGTCTTGTCGGATACCCACATGGTAGCCACGTTCGGGGTGCCGTTCTGTGAGGAAAGCGAACCGGAACCAAGCCCCAGTCCGGCACTCTTGTTCTGGAAGACGTCTATTCCAAGCCGCATAGCATGCAAGGGCTTGTTGTTCACCTTGTCCCAGCCGATATAGGACACGTAGCCGCCATGGTCGGCGACACTTTCCCGGTTGCGGTCGAAGAACTGGATACCGGACCCATCGGCGGCATCACCGGTGCTGGAAGTCCAATCGAAATTTGGGTAGAAAGCCGCTTCCGAATGGCCGTCCGTCGAAACGGTCTGGAACCACCCAAGCATGTGAAGCATGTTGTTCGACAAATCCCAGTAGCTCTTCCCATCGGCGGACTGGAGCTTGCCGGCCACGATAAGGTCCGCGAGGAACCCGTCACCCGTGCCGAACGTCTTCCAATCCCACGACCCATCCGCCTTCTTACTGTTGGCGATACGGAAATACCCGCCGCCAAGCTGAATCGCCTTGTCGGGGTTCTGCTCAATGGGCTTGTTGTATACGATGATGCCTTCGCCTGGCGTCATGTACGTCCAGCCACCGGTCGCGTTCAACACCTGATTCAACCCGTCAACGACCTGCTGCATGTAGCCTGGCTTAGCGTTCACCACATCGTTCACCGCACCACTGGAAGACCACAATTGACTGACCGTGCTGTTCAGCTCGTTGTTGCGTTGCGTGTACGACTGGACGATGTTGCCAAGCGTTATCTTCATGCTGGTAATATCGCCGGTCGGGTCATCCTCGATGGCGAGCACACGGCCGCTGAGTCGAAGAGTCGGGTTGAACGTGGTATCCACGATCTGCACGCCGTCACCCAAATGAAGCTGTTGGATGTCGAAGTTAGCCAATTGGAGTGCGGCCACGTCCGCCGTGTAGGAGACTTTCGGCACGACCGACTCTTTGAGTGCTGCTTTCGTCAACGCCAACAGTTCGGACGGATCCTCACAATCGGGGAACTCCACCGTCCCTTCGGCGTGAACCTTCGTGCCATCCGGTCCGACCACACCCCACTGTTGGAGCGCCGTGTCATCCTCAACATACTTCTTACCGTTGTTGACGGACGCGAAGTCGATTTTACGACCGTAACCACCGGTCGCATTGCCTTCGTCATCGGTCGTGGCAAGCCCTTTGCCGTATCCGTAAAGCCGCGTGTACACGTTGTCCGCGCTCACAGTACGTTTGATGGACTGAAGGTCGGAACCGTACTCGAACCGTTTGCCGGAATCACTGCCAAGCCGACCAACATTGATAAGACGATGCTCGATATGAGTCATGTCAACGGACGGTTTCACCTCGGTCTCGAACTCCACGCCGGCCGCTTTCAGAAACGTCTGCAAGGCGTTCAACGCGGACACGTGATAATAGTTCGTCTGCACTGTGCCGGACGCGATGGTACCCAACTCCCAGCGCGTACCCTCGATGGCCTTCGTTACCGCCTCGGTGAACGTGCCGTTATTGATACGCTTGTCATCCACATACTTCAGGTCAAGTTCCTTGATGGAATCGACGGCGTTGAACGAGGAAACCGGAATTGTGCCAGCGCGTTCGACTGAAGGCTGTGTGACGATATACTCACGGTACTTGCCTTCCGGGTCTTTGAACACGATACGGTCATCCTTATCGACCGTGTTCAGGCACGTGATGGAGAGCGTGTTCGTCCCATCCGTCTTGCGTGTGCGCTTGCACTGTACGACGTTAACCAGATCATGCTTGTAATTGCCGAAACGGTCATAGACTGCGAAACGGGTCAAGACGTGCCTCCCTAGAACATCCAACGCGGCGTGTACTCCATGATGCACGTCGCCTTCGGTTTCGGTCCCTCAACCGATATTAGCAGTCGGGATGTATCGCCCGGACGAAGCGGGAAGAACACGCTGTTCAACGTCGGGGCGAGGAAACCGCCGGAACCTTTGACCGTATGGTTAAGCATGTCGAACGAGAGCGTGACGCCCGTGTAGTATGCTGCGGAAGTCGTGCTCAGTTCCACCACCGCCTGTTCCTCTGGAAGACCTTCATCATCCATGTAGTAGATGCGGACCCGTTGCGCCGTGTCCACGGTGATATCCAATTTGGACGGGTAGAACTCCCTGTTACCGTAGAATAACGGCACCTCTACCTTATAGTTCGCATACAAGTCGGACGCGCCACCGCCACCCGTGAGACGGAAACCCACCGATTCCTTGTTGTCCGCATACATGAACGGGTCATCACAGTAGACCGAGCATTTCACCGAAGCGATGGTCAAACCGCTACCATCCCACACGTCCTTCCATGCGCCGACCGCGAGAGTACCCCGAAACCACCCTTTCTGCACCCTCCACGAGACTTTCAGACTACGCCCGTGCAAGCCTCCGAGATAACGTTTCGACTCCCTGATTTCATCCAGCGCGCCTACCGTGAACAATGTGAACGATATGGTACGGGAACCGAGATACGCGCGTCCAAGCGTATCCCTCAACGTCGTGTCATACGACCCGTTGAAACCAGGCGCGGTCGTATGTGACAGAGAGGGCGACGCCTCCCCGATTTCAAGACTGGAGCGTTCCAACCATAAACCGTGTTCGTCTATCGGATCGCCGTCAACGGTCAGCACGAAATCACGTTCCACAGGCATGAGCGTTCGTGCAATGGGCGGGCATACACGTTTCATAATCAAACCTCCCTATCGGCCTTCAAGGCCAGCTCTTCGTCAATGTCATCGATCATTGCGATTGCGAGGTCGCGGCCTGTCGTGGTCAGCACCCACTTCTTGCCGCTCAAAGCGTTCGCCATGACAAGGCTCAACGCCTCCATGTCCACCGTACCCGAACTTCCAATACCGTTCGTACCCGTATCGTAGGAGCGTGTGGCCGTGCTGACCGTAGGTGTTGGCGTGACGCTCGATGCCATGCTGTTGACCGCACTCACGTTCGCCTGCGCATCTACGTCATTGATCGGGTCGAACAGGCCGGTGATATCCGACACCGTGTCCTTCACGTCGCCAAAACTATCCTGCAATCCTTCGTTCAAACCACCCATGATGGCGTTACCGGCCGGAACCAGCAGCTTCCTATCGTAGCTGATAGGACCCTTGTGTTCCTTGATCCAGTCGCCGATACCACCGACGAACGAGGTAACGTTGTTCCAAGCGTTCTTCAAACCGGACAGAAGACCATCGAGAATCGCCTTACCAGCATTCAACAGCCACGAACCCGCGTTAGAGAAGAACCCCTGTACGCGGCCTGGCAGTCCCTTCACGAACCCAATGACGCCGTCCACGCCATTCTGCGCGGCGCTCTTCATACCATTCCAGATGTTGCCGAAGAACGATTTAATACCATTCCACGCACCGTTCCAGAAGATTTTGATGCCGTTCACAACGTTGGAGATGACACCGAACACGGAGTTGATGTACGCGCTCACAAGTCCCTTGATGGCATCCCAGACGCCACCGAAAATCTGCTTGATGCCATCCCACGCCTTACCCCAATTGCCGGTGAACACGCCCGTGATGAACGTGATGATACCGGTCAGCACTTCGATAACGCCCTTGAAGGCGTTCGTAATGCCATCAATGACAGGCTTCACGTTGCTGATGATGGTCTGCGCGAGATTCACGAAAATGGGAATCACCGCCTGAACGCCGGCAAGCAACGGCGGGATTACGTCGCTCAGGAAATTGCTGATTGCGTCGAACAACGGTTGGATGGCTGGCATGAGCGTATCCACCACGGTCGTGATGATCTGCTGGATGACCGGCACCAATTGGTTGATTGCCGCACCGATTTGGTCGATGATGGCTTGAATCGTGGGCATGTTGGCCTGTACGATGCCAACGATCTGATTGATGAACTGCATGAGCGGCGGTCCGACCGTGTTAACGATGTTGGCTATCATGCCGCCTATCTTGTCGAACAATCCACCGACGATGGTGCCCAACTGTGTGATGATTGGTGACACAGCCGCCTGAAGACTTGTCCATATCTCCATGAATTGAGCGATATAAGGGGCCACGGCTCCAATTACCTTTGAAACACCATCGATAAGCCCTCCAAAAGCGTTGCTGAAGCCTTGAATCACGTTACCCATGTAAGTGCCCACGTTGGCCGAGATAGGGGTCAGCATAGGCTCTATGCTCGTCCAAGCATTCTTCAACGGTGTGAAAGCGTTATCTAACGCCGACTGAATCGAGGTCGGGTCGAACGCCGCCGTGAACGTTGACATGAACGACGAACCGATTTCGGACGCCGTCGCCTGAATCTGCGCACCGTTAGATTGGAAGAACGAAACCACGTTCGTGATACTGTCCGCGACAGCGCTCATAGCACCAGTCGCTGCCGGTTTGAAAACATCAAGGAAAGCGGATCCAGCCTTCACGACAGAGGCCTGAAGATTGCCCAACGCACCCTCGAATGTCTGCGTGCTCTTAGCAGCATCAACCGCCGTATCTGACATACCTAGATCGAGAAGCGCTTGATTGAACTCGTCCGCTGTGATTTCACCGTTAGCCATGGCTTCACGGAAATCACCCGTATATGCGCCGTTCTTCAGCATTGCCTCCTGGAGCTTGCCGGAAGCGCCCGGGATCGCATCTGAAAGCTGATTCCAGTTATCGGTCGTCAGTTTTCCGGCACCCGCCGTCTGGGTCAACGCCATGGACACGCTCTTGAACTCGTTCGCGCCACCACCGGCGACGGCCGTAAGATTACCTGCCGCTTCTGCAAGCTTGTCATAGTTCGGCACGCCGTTCGCCGCCAACTGTGCGGTAGCGTTACGGATATCACCAAGGTTGAACACGGTTTGGTCAGCATACTTTTGGGTGCTGTCCGTCAACGCCTTGATCTTGCTGTCATCCACGCCGGCGAACTTCAACGTTGAGCTGAACTTGTTCGCGGAATCGGAAGCGTCCACCATCTCGCCGACAAGACCGCCGACCGAATCAATGACCTTGCCGGTCACACTGGAGGCGATGCCGGCGACGGCACCCCAACCGGCGCTGAACGCCTTACTAAAACCATCACTCTTTTTCGAGGCGGTATCCTGCGAGTCGCCGACGCTTTTCGTACTTGACTTGATACGCTCGTTCGTCTTCTCGACGGTGGCCGCGCCGGCCTCGTACTGCGACGTATCGATCTTGGCGTCAAGCTCGATGCTACCGATATCCGCCATAACCGCCTCCTATATCATCCACGTCTCAAACGCTTGTTCATATCGCTCTCAAAACGCTTGTCAGCTTTCTTACCTGCAACGGCCGCATTCACCGACTGTCGCATGTCCATACACGATTTTACCCGTTGCACTTCCATGACTTTTCGGCCCGCATGAAGCATACGCCGGTAAAAGTCCGGGGTCATCCGGTTCATCATGTACGCTTCGACCGCACCCCATCCATACATGATGCCGAACTCAGCCAACTCCAAGTCCACGTCATCGTAGCCACGCCGATTGTCCCGCGTATGAGAAGAGCGGAAACGCTGTAGACGCTCCCGCTCTTCAGGGGTAATCATTTCACCCCAATCAGCCATTCTTCACCTCGACGCCCTGCATAGCGAGCTTGATCAATTGGTCCATGACCTGCCGGTACACGTATTCGCTCTTCGACTTCGTGGCCCGCGCCCACGCCTTGAAATCATCGTTCGGGCTGATGAGCGGGACAACCATGTCATCCATCATCTTCGACGCCTGAATGAGGCTCTTCGGGTCGGATCCCAGCTTGTCGTTGAGGTACTGGATACGGTTGCGCTGTTTGATGATATTGTAGTAATCCTTCGTGCCTACCGGACGAATCGTGTACACGGTGCCGTCGATTTCGACCCGCTTGCGGCGCAACGCCTTCGACGTGTCGAACACCGGCATGTCTTCGAGAACAACGTCATCGTCCGTGGTTTCGTAGTCTTCGAAATCCGTGGTCTCGTAGTCTTCGAAATCAGTGGTTTCGGGTTCTTCAGCCATGATGCCTCCAAATATGAGTGAACCGCCCAACCAAGGCGATTGGACGGTTCATATTATACCGGTGGCTTAGGACGCTACTACTTGCCCGCAGCGGTCACGGTGATTGGCAGCGTCTTCTTGATGGTGCCGACCGTGACGGTGGCGGTCGCTGTACCGGCCTTAGTGCCGGAGACACGCACCTTGCCGTCAGTGGTGACGGACACGGCCGCAATGTCGGAATGGTCAACCGTGACGGACGGCGTACGCTCGGTCGCGTTCTCCGGGACCACGCCGATTGTCACGTCAACGGTCGAGCCGGTCGCGACGGACACGTTGGCGGGGGTGAGCGTGAAATCGGTGGGGTGAACCGGAATCGGCTCATACTGTCCAGTTTTCGGATTGTAGAGCGTCGGTTCGTCCAGAGAGCCTTCACCGAAGATAACGGCGGGCACATCACCCGGAATCATGCTGATCTGAAGCTCCACCTCGAACGGATCCGTGAGGTTCACGTCGAACTCACCGCCGTTAGCGATAAGCGCGTTCGGAATACGAATATCCTGGGAGGAATCCGTATCGCACGCATTATGGATTACCACAGTTACCGGGTCGGTGGTACGGCACTCGTTCGCGCCGAAGGAAACCTGACCAGGCGTGTAATCGTCATCGTTCTCATGGCCCTCATACTTGAACTTGCCGGCCTTCCACAGGTTCGGGAAGATACGGCCAAGGAAGCGGACGGACGGGATAATGACCGTGATGGTGGCGGACAGTTCGTCATATGCGCCGTTCGGCACGTTGAACGTACCCGCCTGCGAACTGATTTCGGTCGTGGACGGTGTGACGGTGATGGTACCGATTTCATCCGCAATACACTCGGACGGAATGCGTTCGGAACCGATATACACCTCTTTCTTGCCGACCAGTCTGTATTGAGTCATAATGACCTCCTACGTAGGTTGTTTGCACTTGCAAGCGAACGACACAAACGAAGTGCCGTCTGCCAATTACTTTACTCGATGGCCTCGTAATCCTCCAATGAAGGCAGCTCGCCAGACAACTGGTATGACACCTGAAGCGTAATTGTCTTCACCCACCGTCCTTCCGAATCAACCGCCTCCAACGTTTCCGCCTGTGACGCGGACACGCTGATCAGCCTGTACGACAGTTCGATAATCGGATGACACGACAATTCGCACATGGACGGAAGCACGTTGTCGCACCAGTCGTGGATATGAGCGTCAAGAAGCCCCTGATACACCACGTCATCTGCGCGGGTGCTTATGGTGATGGTCGCCGTCTTCACGGCATGGTTGGCCGCGCCCGCCGTCATGTTCACCCATACACCGGTATCAGCCGAAACGGAACCATCCGACAACACTGGCGACGTGCCGAACCAGATCGTGTCACCATACTTGCCAAGCCCCGCGTTCTCCAATGCGAGGGCGAAAGCCAAATCCAACATGCGAGCCTCCTACATCTTGTCCGTGAAATACGAGTCCGCCTTGGACTGCACGCTCTGCCCGGCACGCTTCAGATAGAAGCGGGTGGACGGGTGAAGCTTGTTCTCATACTCACGACGTTTAGCATACGGAACGTCACCGCCACCGAACGTCACCTTGCCCTTCAAACCGGACTCCATCTTGAACCTTCCAGAGTTGGCTAGGGCGCGGGTCTTCTTCGGCGCGTTCAGCACCGCCTGTTGGTGAATGTCCGACAACATGCGTGCCAGACCTTTCCGCATGATCTGGGTGCCCTTGCTTTTCCAGCTCGGATTATAGGTGAAACGGTATCCCATCACGCACTCTTCTTTCCAGCCGGAACAGCCATCACGGACACGAACGGAAGGTCGCCCAGATCGAAATCATCACCACGGCTCACCTGATTGATACGATATCTGTGCCCATTCAACACAAGATTCATACCCAACAGCATGTCCGGGTCGGACACGTACTCAACCGGAAGCGTACCGGTTTCGATATGGAAGCGGCGTTGAAGATTCCGACTGTTGTAGTCGGTGAAATCGTCGGAAGCGGTCTGGGTCTTCACCATGACGTTCAACACGGCCACAACCTCGCTTTTCAACCCCGGCGCGGCCGGTTTCGACAAGTCGCACGTGCGGGCCATCGCCGGAAACAGCTCAAACGGATCGCATTCACTCACAGGTACTCAGCCTCCCCAAGCCAGTACGGACGCTTCAGACACTGGCGCGGCGTATCAATCATGCCTAGCACGCTCCACCCGTCGCACAGCCGCCAATCGTCAAGCAACGATTGGAATCCCTGCAACGCGCGGCCGAATGGCGTCAACGCGGCGGAACCGTCCGTGTACGTGACGTTCACATCCTCGATGGCCTTGCTTTTCACACGATTGTCGCCGTTGTCCGCCTTCGACAGCTCCACGATAAGCCGGGCGATGAACGCCTTCACGGCATACGGGTAGTCCTTGAAACCATGCGTGCCATCCACGTACACCATCGTGCCGACCGCAACCGGATTGCCCTCTAGGGTGATAGTACGTCCAAAACGGCCCATAACGGCCCCATCCTCGGCATAAACCTCATGGTCGGGTGTAAACGTATAGGCCACGTCCTTCGAGCCGATACGGGCCTTTTTCACGTTCGTGAACCAGTAGGGTAGTTGGACGGTAAGACCGTCATACGCCACATAGCCGACCACGTTCACGCCTTCCGATTCAGGTTCGAACGCATCACACGTGTACTTGGCGAGTGCCTTCAACGCGGACGGAAGGAACACGGCGAACAGGCCGGTGAACTTCGGCTGAAACGCATCCATGTCATCCTTGGTGAAAACCATCGGGTACCTCCCTAAAAAAAACGATTGTGCCCGCCTCCCATGATACAAGGAAGCGGGCACAAGACGGTCCTGTGAATCACGCCTTCAACGCTGTGATAACCTCGTTCACCTTCGCCACGGTGGTCGCAAGGTCCGCGCCGGTGTCAAGGGCGGTGAGCGCCGCAATCTGAGACTTGGCTTTTACAGCGGCGACGGCCTTCGCGTCCGTATAGGCGTCCGTGAAATCGAAACCTGATCCATCGGTTTTCACGGCGACGGTCTTGCCTTTGCTGGTAGTCGCAGCATAGGAGGCGAGGTTGCCGGGCGTGATACCGTTCGCGGCGGCGAGAACAGCCTTGCCGGTGTTGCCGACCGGAAGATACGCGGTGCTGCCATTGTTGTCCAAGCTGATGACCACGTTCTTCTTCGTCTTGTCCACTTGGAGGGCACTGTCCGCCGTGGCGAAGGCAACCGGTTTGCCGTTTTTATCGAGGAAAACAATATCCTTGACGATATTCCCCTCGGAGCCTGAAGGCTTCACGTTAACCAGATGCGCAAGCAGTGTCGCTTTGTTCGGTTCACTCATGTTGAACCCCTTTCAAAAGTTCAATTCCAATGGTTCAAAGTTCAAAGGACGGACAGTGTTGTGAACCATCCGTCCTTTGAACCATCACCGTCAGCCCTTCTTCACGATGACGGCGGCGCTGTTTTCCTTGGCGAGACCGCCACCTGCGTACAGCTCCTGCAAGTATTCGTTGGTGTTGGTCTGAAGCGCGAAGTTGGTAAACGCCTCGATGGACGTGTCACCGACCACATCGTAGTTGGACGGCGTGAAGATGACGCCAAGAGCGGTCGCATCATCCGTGTCATACCACCATTCCGGCGTGATGATCTGGGAGACACCCAGCACACCAGCCAGACCCGCGTTACCCAACGGCAGAAGGCTACGGCCGTTGGCGTCGAGGGACAGCAGCAGTTCAGCCACTGTCTCGGACTTGGTGACAAGCACCTTCGCGCCGGAAGCCTTCACCTTGGCGGCGGCACGAACGAAGTCGTACAGCAGTACGCCGTCAGACGCATGCTCCTGGGTCTTAGCGAACTTGTTGCCAGCCCACTCAGAAGACGAATCCTTCGAGTCGGTGAGAATGGAATGGAAGTGGCTCATGTCCGCATCGAAGGAACCAAGCACGGCCTGCTTCTCGATGGTCTGGATGATACGGTTCGGAAGCTCGGACAGCACGTACTTCACCAGAGCGCCCGGACGCTGGGTCTTACGCACATCACCCTTGTTCAGGCGAATGTACTTGTACGTGTATTCCGCGTTCAGGGCACGCTTGATAAGCGTGATGGTCTCTTCCGTCTTGTTGGTGCCGTACTTGGACGGAGCGTAACCGTGGGCGCGGCCCGCATCGGTGCTCAGGTCGGTGCTGTTAGCGCCGATGGTCAGCGTGTCAAGACCGGTCTTGTTGAACAGAGGCCACAGGCCGGACCCGCGAGTGTTCAAAGCATCCTCGATGACGGAGATGGCTTCGGTCGGAATCAGCTTGGTAACATCAGACTGACCGATGCCGAACGAAGCGGTCTCGCCCATCTTGGAGGCGACGGTCTTCGCCCAACGATCGTTGAACGCCTTCACTCCAAGGTTGTCAGTGTCGAGGAGATCGCGCTCGAATGCCACGAGTGCGTCTTTGGAATCGAGCCACGTCTTACGGTCGTGACCGAAGGTGGCGACATTGCCGGCCGGCTGGGAGCCTGGCGGGACGATACGGTTGAAGCTCATACCGTTTCCTTTCTTGCTGTTGGAAGACGTGACCGGAGCCGCGTCATCGGAAGCGGGCGGAACATCCGTGCCGCTGGTATCATCCGTGGAATCATCCTTGGACTTCTCGGTGTACTTGGCGATGGCCTGTTCCACCGCATCGGAAATAACGCCTTCCAGTTCGTCCGCCTGATCTGAGGTGAGATCGAACTTGGAGGAAATCTTGTCGTTGATAATGGTCATGGCATTGTCTCCCTCATGTGAGTTGACGCTTCGGAGCGCGGCCCTTTGGTCGGCCCCCTTGTATACTACGCTGATTTCGACAAGCTGCGCATTCGAAATGATGCCTTCCTTGCCGGGATCGTGAAAGTAATCAAGACTGATGCTGAACGAGTTGGTGAGAGCCCCATCCTTCGCCAACTGGTAGACAAGTTCGCCGGTCTCCACGTTAGCCAGCTTGGCTACGGCCTCCAAACCGTCTTCGTCCACAGTGAGCTTAGTGATGGTACCGGCTTGCCGATCGATTCTCCACGAATGGTCGATAAGCAACGGCAATGCCAGCTTATCGTCATCCGTGAGCTGCGATACTAGCTTCTTCGAACCGTCGATGAGCGGCGCTTCGAGGGTGCTCAGGTCAACGGTCAACCCGTTGTCCATCTGCTTGCCGGAATTAGCCAGGAACACCAGCTCCCTTTCACCGGATAGTTTCGCACTGCTTCCGGCGTCAAGGTTCAAGCTGCCCATAGTAACCCCTTTACTGTCGTGCGCGGTCTTGAATGGCCTTATGCGCGTTATCACGCCCATGATAGCAAGCCAAACCGACGATTTCATAATCACACAGCGCCTTGCAGTTCGGGCATTTGAACTGCGCGTGCGAACCGGTCTCCAGCTTTCCTAGGAAACGTCCGCATTGCTTGCATGGAATGGGAATCATCATCATTCATCCACCACCTTGAACGTTGCGACGCAACGGCACCTCGGATGCCCCGAAGGCGTCTGCATGTCCACGAAATCGTTAGCGTAGATCTTGCCGTCGATGACCTGCACGCCGCCAACCGGCATGAACGATTCCTCCAATGGAATCGCCTTGCCGTTCTGCGCTGCGCAGAAGGGGCACGGGTCCGAGGCGGTCGTATTCCACACCTTCACCATATTCACGCTCAGGTTCGTGGACAACGCCTCAGCCGAAAACAGGGAGCCTATGCGTTGCGCGTTCACCAGTTCGTTAACGGCGAGGAGCTTCGCGCGGTCTCCGTCAACGAAACGGTTCAACGCCTTCTCGATGTCGTTCTCGGTCCACTCGTTCGCGTTGGCTTCGGCCAACAGCTCCTGAATGGCGTTGCGGCCGTTCGCCGTGAAATCGTCGGCCACATGGGTGACACGATCCTGATATGCGGCATGGTAGTCGGCGGGCAGTTCGTCCCACACGTACAGTTTCGACACGTCAACGCCGTATGAGTCGAGTATGGCCTGCACGTCCGGATGGGTGGCCGCATACTCTTTGACAGCCTCCATGAGCGGCTTTCCGGTCTTCTCCGCATACGCCTTCACCTGCGGGACAAGCGCCTCAAGCATGGCGTCGGACAGTTCCGTGGAGATGACGCCGTACGGGTCCTCGTACCCGCCGGACGCAAACGAATCGGAACGCACCTGGGAGATGATTTTCCTCAAGGCTTTCTTTGCCCCTCCAAGGGCCATATAGTATGCAACCCTCTCACTAGGTCGGATACGGTATGAAAACCCGTCAGATAGGCGTACAAACCCCGTTTTGGACGTACTGAGAAGACTCCCAATCTCAGCAAGGTCGTTTTCGTCACCGTCGGACGGGCCATCGTCTTTTGGGAGCGCGTTCACCGCCGAACCGGGATTGATGTTCAACGCCGGCGTCGTATCCTTCATCGTCACGCCAAGACGGCCCCACGAATCATCCAAACCAAGCGCCTTCGCCACGGCAACCGGGTCGCCGCCATTGTTAACCAAAGCGAGGAACGTCGTGGCCTTCACGTTCTCGGTGTCCGCCTTCGCCTTCTCTTCGTCCGTGCGGGTCGGCACGTCCAGATCGAATGTGATGTCGTATCCAAGTCCACCGGTAAGACGATCCAGTTCGAACTTGAACTTGTCCCACACCGACAGAAGAAGCGGGTGAAGCGTGTTGTCCACAAACGTGCGTTCCGCCTGCTCCGCGTTCGCATACGTCTGACCCGAATCGATGCCGCGCACGATATCCGGCACGGCCAGAGCGTTCGCCATGCGACGGTTCACGATATCGTCGAGGCTAGCCAGATCAAGACTGTCGTTCGCCTGCTGGAACGGAGTCCACGAAATCTTCGACACGTCCGAAGGCTTGTTCGTGGACGGGTCCACCGGAACCATGTTGTACAGAACGCCGTTTGCGTTGTCCGCACCCCTGAAGCTGTCTTCGATACGCTGCTTGTTGCGCTGGAAGTCCTGCTGGTCGTTGGACACGATGCTCAGCATTCCGGCCGGCACAGCCCCGTTGCAGAAGTATCCGCGCTCGTAGTCGGCGATGAAATCATCCACGCTAGCCCACTTGGATACGGTCATGCCGGGGGACACGGTCCTAGTCGGGTCTACCGGATGGCGGCTGTATGCAAGGCTGATTATCTCGTTCTGGGTGAACGTGCGCGTCTCCACATCCCCGTCCGGCAACGCCACGTCCGCCTGCACCGTGTACGTGGAACGGTTCGAGGAATACTCACGAGAACCTTGTGGAAGGAACGTGTAGCCGGCGATGTTGTCCGGCTTGATGTCACCGCCCGGCACGATGGTGTTGCCCGAGCGGGTCCATACGAGAATGTCCAGATACGGTTGCGTGAGGATGCTTTGGGCGATGAAGTGCGCGAACTCACGGTAGCTGAACATGCTGTTAGGAGTGTAGAGCGCCTGCAATGCCGCCGGTTGCGGATCCATACGCTCACCGTCCGCGCCGATGGCGTATGGCACGACCGAGCTGAAACGGTTGGCTATCGCCGTCGTGTACGGAAACAGGTTATCGAACGTGTCATGGAACGGGATGGCGTTGAAGCTCATGCTTTTCCACCCGTACCCCAACGGTGTCATCTCACGGCTGGGAGCATCCGCCCTTGACAGCCTGCTTGTGGATACGCCGGCACCGAGCCAACGTAGGAAACTTTCTCGAATGGACATTGCCGACCTCCAAGGTCTTCGTGGCTTATGGTTCATCTCTCGATTTTAGCAACCGCCCGACACAAGCTGATAGGCGATGTTAGATGTTAAGTGTCACAAAAGGGCTGGGTGACTTGGGTGGGTTACTTTGGGGTTTATCTTTTATATACTCTTTTTTTTCTTTTTTTTTCTTAAAAATTTTTGGACAGAGTAGGTGGTCACCCAAGTTACCCACATTGACTTAGCCCTACTCCCGTATGTCTTTAGACCGGGTG